TATCAATTTCATCTTCAATATCTGCAAGAGTCTTTTTACTTCTAAAAGTATTCTCAAAAGGACTTTCTACCACACCTGTCCCACGTTCTGTTACTAGAGCAGGTCCTGGCCCAATCGGTTCAGCTTCTCCAGTAATTGTGTTAATGATTGTAGTCCTTCCTAGAGGCTTTCTAGCAATCCCAGGAATTTGTTTTTCAGCTTCAGAGAAAATTCCACTACGAGCAAGTAAGTTTAACAAGGCTTCACGAATTAATGCAGCACTAGCCATAACGCGCTATCCTTTTTTTCTCTTGTATGTCTCGTTCTCCCCACTGTCTCCAACCAACTACTTTAGGTTTATTAGGAATAATCAACTTGGAGATATTTGGGCGATTAGATAGCAGATACTTTGTAGTATCCATGGCATGATCGTCTTTATCAATAGGTTTGTCTATCTGTTCTCCCATTGTGTCACGTTGCCAGTAGTAGTCATTAATTTCATTGATCCACCATTCTAGTTTATCGCTTACGTACAAATACGGAGCATTGTATTCCCCTGTAATTGGATTTTGATGTAAACGTTGCGGGATAAGATATTGACTAACCTTTACAATTCCATTCGTAATGTTATTGTTCCCTCGAATGCACATGATACCTTCTTCAAGGAACATATCTGCGATTGACTTGCCTACTAATGCTTTATTAACTGTCTTACGACGGAAGATATCAGGATCAGACAAGATCATGTTACTTGAATCGACATTGTATTCTTTTCGAATATCTTTAATACATGTCATGTGATCATCGAGGGGAAGTTCCTTCTCGTAACCTCCATCCATCAAGAAAACGTTTCCGATGTCGTCACAAAAGGCTAAGATGTAACAGAAGGGGACAGCAAGACCGTAATCGTATCCTTCTAGATACGTAACAGCTTTTGCCCGAACAGTTAATCGTCGATAATAATTTTCAATGGCATGATGGGATAATACATGGACACTTTCATTGAAAGAAGGATAAACAAGTCCTTCGTAACTTGCCCATTTGCCTAACAAGAACCGTTGTCGCATCTGTCCTTTATACGAGGCTTCCAAAGTCTTAATGAAGTCTGGTTCTAAGTTTTCTTCATTCTCGTATGTAGACCCTTCGTAGACTTCAATAATAGGAATTGGAAGATGGTTTTCATCGAATAACATCTTCCCATTCTTATCTGTTTCACAAAGCAAATCAGGATTTATAACAGGCTTCTTTGCTTTCCCTGTTTCAGGATCAACAGATAATAGATCATGTGTAGGCTTAACCAGTTTTCGATATACCCAATTCCGCGTCGGATTCGTTGTAATAATAAAAACACGAGGACCAGTCTTTGGCATCGTCGGATCATCACCAACATATGAGGTCATCCCACGTAACCGACCAAGAAGGTCTAAGAAGTCTTTATAAACAATCTCAGGGTCTTCCATTTGGTCAACAACGATCCAATCGTACGTTGCTGATAACAGATTAGAAGTCGTCGCCTCTTTCCCTATCTTCCCTTGTTGTGCGATGTATCTGAAATTAATTGTCGTACCATTCTTTAGCGTACAAGTGTTACTCGCATTAGCACTTTTAGGAAAACTTTCGATCCAATGTTTCGGACACCACTTGATAAATTCCTTTCTAAGTGTATCGTTCAACTTTGGATAAGTAGAACGAGCCATGAGGCCGTTACTTCCAGGATAATCCTTCGCTAATTGTGTTGCTTTGATACAAGCACCTGAGGTCTTACCATTAGCAAAGCCCCCACCAAAGACTTGTACTTTGGCACGGGAATGGAGGAACTTATCTTGAAGACTTCCACGATATAAACGGAACGTGGGCATTATGTTACCTGAAAGCTTCTAGCATCTTTGTCTTCTACAAATCCTTGAATCATGAATTGGTGTGCGATTAATCCCGTGAAGTCGTCGTTGAACTCTACTCGGAGATCGTCTTGAGCAGCCCCACGCAAAATAACAGGAGCACCACTTCTTGCAAATGTCCAACGAACAAGGATTAATGAATTTCCACTGCCCCAAGTTTTTAGATCAACGTCGTAACAAACTTTACCCCATTGTCCATTTGATGTAATAGGAACTCCATCAGTTAAATCTTCTGCTAGTACCCCATTACTATATCGTTTAACTTCTATTCCTGACGATAAAGCACTTAAAGCTCCATACGTCTCCGCTTTGAATACACCGGAGTCTTCTATGGAAATAATCATTCTCGCTACATGAGCGATACATGTTCTTGGTACTTTGTATCCAGCGTAACTTCCATCATCATTTAAGACAAAGGAATTTTTTGCTCCTACAACAGCATTCTCAGTCAGATACTGGTATAAATGAATCATTAGCCGCGTTCAATTTTTTCCCAACTGGCACTGGTTGTTCCATAAGCACGATACGTCTTCTCGTTCGTGGTATCTTCAACGAGCTCTCCCACGAAGCCAGGGGTAGTTGCAGCAACAGGTGTGGCACTCAGTGTCTGACTAATACTTGATAGTTTATTTTCAGGGCCAGAACCGACTTTACCACCACCGTTTCCACTTGCTTCTGTTACGGTAGCCATGTTAATCTCCTTACCATTTTTCTGGAGTGACATCAACCATTGGAATGTTTTCTTTTCTCTCAACGTATTCGATGACGAGTCCACCTTCTACTTTATGAAGGTGTTCTATGACATCAACAGGACGTTGTCCTGCACGATCAAGAACATCCTTTGCAGCGACACTTCTTGTCGTTTCATTCTCACTACGCATTAAAGTAAACATAGTTTGCGCCGCTGTACGGCTTTCTTGTATAAAAAGTCCTCGTACATCGGACGCATCGGATTGGAGAATGTTATCTATGAGTTGTTTCTGTAAAGTTGTATAAACAGACGAGATTTTAATCGTCTTAAGTTGTTCTAGAGGTATAGAAAGTGTTAAAGAAATGTCTTCATCGCTGATTCCAAATATAGAATACGCGATGATGACGCTAAGAGTATTCATCTTGTTTGGAGGAACAGGGAGGTCGCTAATCCTCTTTCGAGCAGCAACGACCTCCCTTTTAAGTTCTTCTGTATTCGGAACAGGTACTAAAACATCCTCGTTGACAATTGCACCGTCAACGGGGTCAATTTTAGTACCATCGGCTAGAATTAGAGGCTCTGTTCCTTTAGGAAGCATTAACGACTGCCTTGTCCAACGTTAGAACGTCCCTGGCCTTGGAAACCGCTGAAAGACCCTCCATTAACTACCCAAGCAAAAATTGTATCGAGTAAGGAACTTCGTGCAGGGTCTCTTGTTCGCGGTCCTCGATATGAAGGAGGATAAACTGATTGAAAAGTCTCAGGCGGTAAAAGGTCTGGAGGAGGTTCCGTAGTGGCAGGAGGAGGATTCTGGATTGGAGTTCTTGGATCAGGAACATTTTGTAGGGAAGTAGGACCTGGATCATCAGGACTTACATCAATAGGAACTTCTCCAGTAAGATCCATCGGAGTAGGAGTAATTTCAGGAATTACAGGAGTAATTTTAGAAGTTGCAGGAGTTATGTTCGCTAGAACCTCATTAGCATGAGCAATAGAGTCGTTGTTGCCAAAACTAAACAACTTCTGTAACAACGCTCTAGCGTCTCGTTGGAAATGGCTTCCAAACTGTGAAAAGTCCTGTCCAATAGATTGTCCAGGAGGATTATCTGTCACAAACCTTCTATTGAAGTCTTCTGCTGACATAACTTACCTCCCCGCTGCTTGTTTTCCGCCACCACCGTTTCCTGAAGCGTCTGTAGGATAAATAGACGGTGAACGAGTCGCACGAGAGCCGCCAGGAATGATTTCAGTTTGAATAGCTGTTACATCAGCCGCTGTAACGGCACGAGCAGTATTCGCGCTGGCATCATCCTTATCACTGTTGATTGTAAGGTCAACAGTTTCATTAGAAGTCACTCCACGGACCCCACCTTGTGAATTAGTCCCACCAGGAGTAGCCGTAGCATCAATTTGTGCTATAGTAACACTAGCAGAGGATGCAGGAGTAGAATCTTCCAATAACGTGCTTAGAAGTTCACCATAAACACGCATCCCACGTTTACGAAGGAGTCTTGAAAGATGATAACGATTTGGGGAACGAGCATTTAGAAACTCGTAGGTACCGTTTGAATCTCCAGGTCCATAAGACGAAGATTCCCAGAACTCAGCACTAGTAGCCATAACTCTTGTCTCCACATAGTTGTTTTGTCAGTGGCTAGGTTTTCGTATTTCACGGAGCACACACGTAACGAGCCTACGGCTGTATATCCTCCGGAAGTAACGAAACCTTATAACACGAAAATCGTAATCTGTCAATACCTTTTTCACTATTTAGCAACATTTCTTTGTGTGCATATACCACGGGCAACGTTAGTTGCCCGACGGTGCCTTCGTATCTTCTTATATCTTCTTACATCTTCTTATATCTTCTTATAAAACACACAACAGTATATTATATCCTATAACCTGTATTTGAAACCGGGGGGAGTGTTAAGATGGTATAACATTGTATTAGAAAGTGTGAATACAGGCAAAAGAGAGTGATAAAAGGGCACGAAAGAGTACGAAAGGGCGTGAAAGGGCGTGATGAACGATCTTAACTATACTCCAACACCTTTCTCACATACACCTTGTTTTTAAATGGCGGGGGGCATGTTCTACGATCAACAACCCCCTGCCCCATCACTACGAGAGATGCTTCTATGTTTCCCTAGGTTGTTTAGGAAGTAAGCAACCGCTTGTCCAAAGAAGGAGACTTACCATGAAGATCGTCACCTGGAAAAAGACGGTAGGCTATACGTTTACTGTGTTGTTCGAAAACGGCACCACCGGTGCCGAATACATCGCCATCAACGACAAGACCAAGCGTCCTTACTACGAGGCTTGGTCCAAGAAACAAGCCATTGCCGCTGGCGAGAAGTTCCGCAGGGCAAAAAGGCGACCACTGGGAACACGGTAACATCCGTTACCGGAAGTACGTTCCCGAAACCGGCGAACGGCTTGAACTGTTCGCCTTGCGGCACTTCACCGCGTAAATGCTTCATACGATTTCACACTTCACCGATACCGACCGTCGTGCTCGCTCTTCAGAGTCCGTATCACTCTGAAGAGTTTAAAGACGAGATCGAATCGGAGATCGTGTCCAGGAAGGCTGATCGAGAGATCAACTTCCTAGTCGAAGATGGCAAGACGCTCGTTAGCCCGTCACCATCACCCACACTGTAACCACATACCGAAGTTAGGGAGTTGTAGAGATATAACTCCCTAACTTTATTTTTTTAGACAGGTATATCCAGCCTTGTCTGTCTTTGTGTGTAAAATTTTCACCTCGGAAACGTTGAGACGTGAAATTGGGGTGAATTTGTGCATTTGATGGTGTATGTCCATCCATACAAAACTTTTCTCATCCTCACTACATTACACCTTACTACACTACACAACAAACACCCATTTACACCTCTATCACATTGATTTATATACAAAAAACCATTGACACACCCTTTGAATCCATGTTATATCCATTAACACTGTCTTACATGTATAAACGTATCAACCTCAACCTTGGGCCTTGTCTTTGGCTCTATATATAGGGTTTTTGAGTGGTACAAACCTTCCCTTTGATCCTTGTCGCTACGTTCTTGGCCATTGCTTCTGTGTGTTGCGTGTTGTGTGTAAGAATTAGAAAGGAGAATGAAGTTATGATTACTGTAACATTTGAAATCGACACTGAAGAGCGCAGTGTCGAAACGACGATTGATGGCGAGCGAGTCGGTCGCAATAGTTATTGCGACGGCAATTGTAATGGCGAAGGCGTCTGCAATTGCCATGGCTTGTGGAATGATTGGGGCGAGGGAATTTCTCTGCGGCTGCTTGATGAGCTGCTGCTCCATTATTCACCGCCGCAACCGGAAGAGTAGGCCAAGACGCGGTTTCACCCGAGCCCATCACAAGATGGACTCAAATTAGAAAGGAAAATAAGACCATGCGTGTATTAGTATGTGGTGGAAGAAACTTTGCAGACAAGGCCTTATTGTCACGAACTTTGGACTCGTTATATCAAAAAGAAGGTATATCAACTTTGATCGAGGGAGAGGCACGAGGCGCTGACAAACTTTCAGCTCAATGGGCAGAAGCATACGATATAAAAATCCTTCGATTCCCTGCTAACTGGAAACTTTATGGCAGGAGCGCAGGATATGTGCGTAATCGACAAATGCTAACGGAAGGAAAGCCAGATTTAGTCATAGCATTCCCAGGAGGACGAGGCACAGAAATGATGTGCGACATAGCACAAAGAATCGGTGTTGAAGTCAGAAAGATTGTTTCATAGAAAGGAAATACAAGATGATTGAATATCGTAAGTTTATCCGTCGTTCTCAAGTACGAGAAGAACGAGATAAACTCTTCGTCTTTGGAGATAACATTGCTCGTCGAGGCTTTGGTGGCCAAGCAAAGGAGATGCGGGGAGAAGCCAACGCGGTAGGCATCCCTACAAAGAAACTTCCTTCAATGGCTCCTCATGCTTTCTTCGATAACTCTGACAAGGATTACAAACAATTCGTACAGAGTGTAAAAAATGATACTCACAGATTAATAGCCTTCAAGGGCACCATCGTATGGCCAACAGATGGTATTGGAACAGGACGAGCACAATTACAACAGCGAGCACCAAAAATTTGGGCATATATAAAAACCTTAAAGAGGAGAATACATGAGTATTAAATGGAGAAAGGTCTATGACCTTTATATGAAACTTGGTTTCGTAGAAGCTGCGACCAGTTTGACATATCGAGATAGTCTCATTCGTCGCCATCGACAACCTCAAGAACTTCTTACGAAACTTCAACAGTTTGAAAAGGAACAATCATGACTAACATAGACAACATACTTCACCAACGAGCAGTTCAACAAGAAATCAATTGTCGCAATTGGGCATTGGCTAATAAGTCTGATCCATTCGCATATGCTACAGCCAAGTCAATGTACAAGAATCGCATGGCTACCGATGATCCATTCTTATCTGAAAAAGATGTAATGGTCAATCACGCTTCATACTCAGCCATTCCTGTTCGGAAAGCTGTCTCATACACAAGTATAGATGGCCAAGAACGTAAGAAAACTATGACTGTCTTTCAGAATATGACTCGACCGTAAACTTGTTCTGGTACTTCCGCCCTAATCTTTTGAAAGGAAACACATCATGTCAGACTCTGGAATGTTTAAGAACAAAGACCTCGTAATAGCTTGGTTAGATGGAGCTACCATCGAATATTTCAATGAAAAACTCAACCATTGGGAACCCTGTCAAAACAATTCACCTTTCTGGAGAAGTGATACTTCCTATCGCATAAGTCCGAAAACAAACTACATTTCTTCAGTCGAAAGGATAACATCATTCCAAACAAAAGATGGCGTTATCTTTCACCTCTACGAAGATGCTATCAGACACAAAATCTCCCTAGACCTTCTAGGTTGGGCAGAAGACGTTGATCTTCTTCTTTCTGACCCTTGGGCAAAAGATGTCGCATTGAAAAAGATTCAACTCAACGCTTCAGAACTCGTTAGAATCCTACAACAAGGAGAAGTGGAATAGCGCCATTCTCTCCCTTGTTTTGTGTGGTAAAAACTCCTTTGTTGTTTTCGAAAGGATGGTGTCGATGAATCCAAACAGACCAATATCTGAACCGTATCTAACAGATGAAGAAATCGTCTGTTATCTGTCTGAATATGACGAACAAGGCTTTGAAGCCCTACCTTCATGGTTACAACAAGAATTACAAGTCAGACACATCACCTTCCAACGACGAGAACCTACTGAATTAGAGAAATGGGAAACCATCGCCGATGCACGAGAACATCGGATTCTAAATAACGAAAAGACAATCAAGGACTACATGGATAAATACAAACGAGGCAAACCTTTCCACACCTTCTGATAAGGAAATAATATATGGCAAATATAGACGAATCACCAAAGAAATCCTTAAAAGAGTTTGAAAGTCTCTACACACAATTATCTACTTGTGCGGAGGCAATCTTACCTTACCTTCCTCTTGGTCCTAAATATCTATTCGTAATCTCAATGAACAAGATCGAGCAACTAGTTCGCAAATCAAGGAACCTCGTAGATAACCAAGATTCTACTACTCTCGAAACCGACAACACTCAAGGAGAACCCAATGTTTGATCTTCAAACCTA